TTTATGTCTTCAATTGGAAAAAGAAATATTAATAACGTTGTCTTTGATTGGCAAACAGAAGCTCTAGCGAGTCCAGTATCAACAGGTGAATTAGAAGGTTTTGAACTTTCAAGATCAGCCGCAGTTGCAACTACTCGTGTTAGCAATGTTGCTATGATTTCAAAAAGAGACGCAACTGTATCAGGCTCACAAGAGTCTTCAGACCCTGCTGGTAAGAGATCAGAAATGGCTCACCAACTAGCTATCATGTCTAAAGCTCTTAAGAGAGATATGGAAGAAGCTCTTTGTCAAAAGAATGGAAAAACTACTGGTAATGCGACAACTGCTCGTAAGACTGGTGCTTTTGAATCTTGGGTAAAGTCTAATGTAAACAACGCAGCAGGATCAACTCCTACTGGCGGCGGAACAGCTCCAACAGATGGAACTCAAAGAGCTTTAACAGAAACTCTTTTAAAAGATGTTTTACAATCTTGCTTTGAGAATGGTGGCGAACCATCAATAGCAATTTGTGGCCCACATAACAAACAAGTTATCTCTGGTTTCACAGGCAGATCTCAAGCAAGACAATTTGTTGACGCTAATACTGTTGAAGCATCAGTATCTATCTACTCATCTGACTTTGGTGAACTCAAAATCGTTCCATCAAACAGATCAAGAGAAAGATCTTTACTGTTGGTTGATCCTGAAATGGCAAAAGTATCTTACTTGCGTGATTTTAAAACAGTTGACATTGCAACAATAGGTGATGCAGTCACTAAAATGATCGTTGTTGAGTATGGATTAGAAGTATCCAACGAGGCAGCTCATGGAGCAGTAGTTGATTTAACAACCTCATAAGCTCTGGGTTAATAACCTTAAAGGGATGTTTCGGCATCCCTTTTTTTTGTGTTAAAATTCTTGCATGGCTAAAAGAACTGTTATAGATCACAAGACTGGTTTTACCAATGAGTTTATTACTGAAGATAACAAAGACATCTATCACACAACTCAAGACCTAAATCCTGTAATAGAGCATTGCAAAATGCTTGCAGAACATAAACCAGGTAAAGATCTTCGCCATGTGGCAGAAGTGCCATTGATTGTATATCAAAGAGCGTGTCGAGAAGGATGGGCTAATGATATGAAGCAATGGAAAAAATGGTTAAATAAATCAGACAATAAAGTTTTTAGAACATGGCAAGGTAAACTATGACATACGCAGAATTGAAATCTAATATCGCAAGTTACTTAAATCGTTCAGATTTAACAGATGTAATTGATTCATTTATTGATAGCACAGAGGCAGAATTTAACCGCAGATTAAGAGTTAAAGGCATGATTAAAAGAGCAACTGCAACTCTTACAGGTCAATACCTTGCAGTACCAACTGATTGGTTAGAAGCTATAAACTTACAAATTGATGGTGGTGATTTCTCGCCATTGTTTCAACAATCCATAGAATCCATGGATGTGTATAGAAAAGCCAATGACAATGTAACAGGTCAACCAATTTATTTTGCATTGGTAGATGATTCAATTGAATTTGCACCTACCCCAGACGGAAGTTATACAGTACAATTAACCTACTACGGAAAGATAGATGCGTTAAGCGATTCTAATACGAGTAACTTTTTATCCACAGGATATCCAGATGCTTACCTTTATGGATCATTAAAACACGCTTCTATCTATTTAATGGAAGATGAACGAGTGCCACTATTTACAGCACAGTTCGAGAAAGCTTTAGAAGAAATGAGACTAGAGCAAGAAAAAGCTGAGTTCTCTAAAGGTTCTCTTATGCAAAGAAGAAGAACTTACGGAAAACGCAGTAAAGATATTTATTATTTTGGTAATAACTAGGAGTATAAAAAATGGCTGGATTTAGTGATTATTTAGAAGACAAGGTACTTGACCATGTATTTGGTGGAGTGGCGTATACGCAACCGACAAAACATGTTGCTTTATATACAGTAGCACCTACTGATACTGGCGGTGGTACTGAAGTAACAGGTGGAGCTTATGCAAGACAAACCTCTACTTTTACTGTATCAGGCACAGACCCAACAACAGCGACAAACGCAGCGGCAGTTGAATATCCAACAGCTACAGCCAACTACGGAACTGTAGTTGCAGTTGGTATTTTAGATGCATCATCTGGTGGCAATTTACTTGCATACGCAAATTTAACAACTTCAAAAGTTGTAAGCACAGGCGATGTATTTAGATTTGATGCTGGTGATATAGACATCACATTAGCTTAATACTATGGCCTCGGTAGGCTATGGATATGGCGGTTACGGGAAGTCTCATTACGGACAACCTGTTTTTCAACTTGGCGTAGCTACATCTGCTCAAACATCATCTATGTCTGCTTCTGGCAGACAAATTGATCGTGGCGTAGCAGTTATTGCTCAGACATCTGGAATGTCCGCAACAGGAATCCAGGTAGACAAAGGATCATCAACAATTTCACAAACTAGCAGTATGACTGCTGTTGGTATTCAGGTTGATCTAGGATCAGCCACAATATCTGCATCCTCTGGCATGACAGCCAAAGGTACTCAAATAGATAGGGGCGTAGTAATTGGCCCAGCAACCTCAGACATGACTGCTGTTGGTAGATATACCATAGCGGCATCTTCTACAATTACAGCAGTTTCAGATTTTACAGCTATTGGCAGACAACTAGACAGAGGATCTGCAACCATATCACAAACAAGTGGATTTTCGTCAGGTGGTGGTCTAAAATGGGAGGTAATACAGAATCCTGATACTACCTGGACTCAATTAACAAAAGAACAAGCGGCATAACATTATGGCAGATACATTTACAACGAATTTAAACTTAACCAAACCCGAGGTCGGTGCATCGACTGATACTTGGGGAACAAAGATAAATACTGACTTAGATACAGTTGATGGTATTTTTGCTAGTGCAGGTAACGGAACAAGTGTGGGCCTTAATGTTGGTTCTGGTAAAACTTTAACAGTTGCAGGAACTCTAGCATCTAGTGGAACTTTAAACTCTACTGGAACTTTATCGATTGGCGGAGTTACAATTACTGCAACAGGAACAGAATTGAATTATACTGACGGAGTAACCTCTAGTATACAAACCCAGCTTGATACAAAAGCTACAACAGGAAAAGCTATAGCAATGGCTTTAGTTTTCGGATAAAATTAGGACAATATTATGGCAAATCCAAATTTAGTAAATGTAACTTCAATATACGCTAACAGCGTAAATGGAGCTTTAACAACAACTCTCACAACTGATCTATTAACTTGTGCAACTAACAAGGTTATTAAAATTAATAGCATTGTAATTGCAAACATTGATGGCACAAATGCTGCTAATGTAACAATGGGAATTATTAAAAGTGGTGGTTCAGTGGTTTTATTTGCTTCTACTATCTCTGTTCCAGCAGATGCTACTTTGGTTCTTATTGATAAGAACTCAAGCATTTACCTTGAAGAAGGAGATGTATTAGAAGGTGGTGCAAGTGCTACTGGTGATTTAACTTACACCATTAGTTACGAAGAACTAGATGATGCTTAAGGAGTACAAATATGGCTCACTTTGCAGAACTTAATAACAGCAACGAAGTATTACGAGTAGTAGTAATATCCAACGATGATGTAGACTCTCACGGAGGAGAACTATCCTCTGAGGCAGAAACATTTGTAGCATCTATCGTTCCACATTCAGAAGATGGAACAGCTTGGAAACAAACTTCATACAACAATAATTTTAGAAAACAATATGCAGGTATTGGCGATACTTTTGATTCATCAAAAGATAAATTTATTAAGCCACAACCTTATCCATCTTGGTCATTAGACTCTAATGATGATTGGCAAGCACCAGTTACCTACCCAAATGTTACAGAAATAGATTCCAATTTAGTTTATATATCTTGGGATGAAGATAATCAAAAATGGCTAGGAGAAACATACACTGGTGATCCTATAGTTACAACCAATTACGAATGGGATGCTACTAATCTGCAATGGAATGAGGTCTAACCATGGCTAATTCTAATGGCGGAATAGTTGGTGTCGATAATCCCCCAGTTGAACAACCAGCAGTTATAACAACTTTTAATTCTAGCGGTACTTTAACGACTGCTTCTTATGCAACCACAGTTGAATACTTAGTTATCGCAGGTGGTGCAGGCGGAGGTACTACAGTTGGCGGTGGTGGTGGAGCAGGTGGATATAGAACTGCTACTGGTTTTCCTGTCTCAGCATCAACAGGCTATTCAATTACTGTAGGAGCAGGTGGTTCTGCTAGTGCTAATGGTTCAAATTCAGTTTTTTCTTCAATTACCTCAGCAGGTGGTGGTCAAGGAGGAGGATTCCAAACAGCAGGTACTGCAGGTGGCTCTGGTGGAGGTGTTGGTGGTAGAAATAGTGAAGCGAATGGCTCTGGTGGTGGAGCTGGAAATACACCCCCTGTAAGTCCATCTCAAGGTAATACTGGTGGAAACCGAGGTGGCGGTGGAGCTAACGCACTTTGTGGCGGCGGTGGTGGCGGAGGTGCTGGTGCAGTCGGTGGCGATAGTAGGTCAACAGATGGTACTAACTACACACTAGGCGGTCATGGTGGAGCAGGTTTAGCTTCTTCAATTACAGGCTCTGAAGTTGGAAGAGGTGGCGGAGGAGGCGGTGGTGGAGATATTAGTGCTGGTGGTGGAGATGCTAGTTCTGGTGGTGGAGCAAATGGTGCTGCAGGAACTGCAAACAAAGGTGGTGGAGGCGGTGGTGAAGGCGGTGGTAATCCTGCCAAAGCTGGTGGCTCAGGAGTCGTTATAATTAAAGAAGCCGCAGGCCCTACAATAGCCTCAGGTGTATGGGATATGAACGCACTTTATGACAATGTAAAAGCAGGAACATGGACAAATGCCTAGATTAATCGGAGCAGTATTAAATCCTCAAGTTCAAGCTGAACAAATTACTACATTTAACGCCAGTGGAACTCTAGTCACCCAACCAATTACAGTCACAGTTGATTATTTGGTTATTGCAGGTGGTGGATCAGGCGGAAGAGGTGGCTACTATGGTGGTGGTGGCGGAGGTGCTGGTGGATATAGAACAGGACCTGCACCAGTAACAGGAGCTACACCTTACCCAATAGTTATCGGAGGCGGAGCAGCATCACCAGGTGGAGCTGCATCCCCTGGATCACCATCTTCAGCAGTCAGCATCACATCAAATGGTGGGGGCGGCGGAGCAGATTTTTCTTTTAGAGGAGGATCATCAGGTGGTTCAGGTGGTGGTGGAGTTTTAGGTCCTTTAGGTCCAGGTCTTGGTGGTGCAGGAAATACACCCCCAGTTAGTCCGCCTCAAGGAAATGCAGGAGGACAGGGTGGACCTGCTCCTGTTGGCCCTAATAAAAGAGGCGGAGGCGGAGGCGGATCAAGTTCTGCTGGAGCTAATGGTAATGCACAACCTGCTAATGGTGGTAATGGTACAGATTCAAGCATAACTGGATCACCTGTAACAAGAGCAGGTGGCGGCGGTGGTGGTGGATCAGGTAGTCCAGGCGTTGGTTATGCTACTGGTGGTGCAGGTGGACCAGGTGGCGGCGGTGTAGGCGAAAGTGCCTTTGTTCAAAATGCAGGTTCAGGAACAGTCAATACTGGTAGCGGTGGTGGCGGAGCTAACTTAGCCAATGGTGGAGCAGGTGGATCAGGAGTTATTGTTATTAAAGAACCTAAAGTTACTGAAGATACATCAAGTTGCTGGGATTTAAGAGTTGTGTATAGACAAGTCAAAGCTGGTAATTGGACAAACTAACCAACCTTTCTTTTAAAACATATCTAAACTATACTTATCTCTCAAGAGAGAGAAGATGAAAACATTTTATTTTTTATGTGGTTTGCCTAGGTGTGGAAATACACTTTTATCTTCTATATTAAATCAAAACCCTAACATCACCGCTACACAAAAATCTATAGTAACGGATATTTTAGATACCCTTAATCAACTAAAAGAAAAAGAACACTTTAGAAATTTTCCTGATTACGAACCTTTAGATAATTTAATAAAGGAATCTATACACATATATTATAAAAATTTAAAAAGCAATTACATTGTTGACAGAAGCACATGGGGAACTCCTGGTAATATAAAATTAATAAAAAAATATGTAACTCAAAATCCAAAATTCATTATTTTAGAAAGACCTTACATTGAAATACTGGCTTCTTTTTCTAAAATAAAAAAATGGAAAAAAGAAAATATAGAACAAGAATGTTATTTAGAAATGACTCAAGGAATGACTGCACACTATTCATATGCAATAGATAACATATTGAAAAATAATTACGATCATATAAAAATTACTTATGATGAGCTTTCAAGCAAACCAAAAGAGTGTATAGAAAAAATTTATCAATTTTTAAAAATTCCAACATACAACCATAGGTTCACTAATTTAGATCAATTAATAATAAATAATACTCAGTATGACGATAGCGTGTTAGAAGCAATACATCACGATGTTAGAGAAGATAAAGTAGAAAGAAATCATTATGATATTGAAAAATATTTAACAAAACCTGTCATAGAAAAATATACAAATGTAAAGGTTTTATTTTGAATCTAAAATACTATTATTGGTACTTTCAATCAGCCATACCTGAAAGAATATGTGATGACATAGTTCGTTATGGTCAAGAACAAAGTAAACAAACAGCACTAACAGGTGATGCTAATCCTAATAATCTTACCAAGTTAGAGCTTAAAAACATTCAAAAGAAACGCAAGTCTGATGTTGTATGGATGTCAGATAGATGGATATATAAAGAAATACAACCTTACATTCATCAAGCAAATTATAATGCTGGTTGGAATTTTGAATGGGATTGGTCAGAGTCTTGTCAATTTACCGAATATAAAAAAAGCCAGTTTTACGATTGGCATTGCGACTCTTACGAAGAACCTTATAACAATCCTGAAAATCAAAACATACATGGCAAATATAGAAAACTTAGCATGACTGTATCTTTAACCGATCCTGAAGAATATGAAGGCGGAGATTTAGAGTTTGATTTTAGAAACACAGACGAAGGCTCACAGCCAAGAATATGTGAAGAAATTAGAAAGAAAGGTAGCGTGATTATCTTTCCATCTTTTGTTTGGCATAGAGTCAAACCAGTAACCAAAGGAATACGACACTCCTTAGTGTGTTGGAATTTAGGATATCCATTCAGATGATTAATTTTTTAATTGATTTGCTATTTGTATTATTATCATGCGGACTAGTTATGGCATGGTTTGATGAGCCACCAGGACCAGGAGAGATTTAATGAGTTTTAAGAAAAATAAATACCAAGTTATTAAAAATGCTATCTCAACAGAATTAGCAGATTTTTGTTATCAATACTTTTTAAATAAAAGAGCAGTAGCAAGACACTTGTTTGATGAAAAATACATTTCACAATTTACTGAATACTTTGGAGTTTGGAACGATCAACAAATACCTGAAACTTATTCACATTACTCAGATATAGCTATGGAAACTTTATTGCAAAAAGTTATACCTATTATGGAAAAAGAATCAGGCGTAAAACTAACTGAAACTTATTCGTATGCAAGAATCTACAAAAAAGGTGATGAGTTAAAAAGACATAAAGATAGATACTCTTGCGAAATCTCTACAACCATGAACTTAGGTGGTGATGATTGGCCTATATTCCTAGAACCATCAGGTGAAGAAGGCAAAAAAGGCGTAGAAGTAAACTTAAAACCAGGCGATATGCTGATGTATTGTGGTTGTGAATTAGAGCATTGGCGTGAACCATTTAAAGGCAAAGATTGTGGGCAAGTGTTTTTACACTACAACGATGCTAGTGGTAAAGATGCTGAAAGCAACAAATATGATGGTAGACCGATGATTGGATTACCTGCTTACTTTAAAACATAAATTATATATAATGTCTAAATGGCATTATTTCCAATAACACCCCCCGCAGGAATCGTAACCAATGGCACAGACTACGCCAATAAAGGGCGTTGGGTCGATGGTGATTTGGTGCGTTTTGAAAACGGATATCTAAAACCTATTGGCGGGTGGGAAAAACT